TCCAAGAGCTAAACCAAACCATAGCAGGATGGTGTAAACCTGATCTTTGTATTATAGCTGCAAGACCTGGTGCAGGAAAGACGGCAATGATGCTTTCTAGTGTTTATCACTTAGCTATCCTAAATAACGTTCCTACGGCTATTTTTAGCCTCGAAATGAGCTCTGAACAGTTAGTTGAAAGGTTAGAGTCAATTACGAGTCAAGTGCCCTTAAAACGCCTTAGAACGAATAATTTGAATGATTACGAAAGAAAGCTACTTTTACAGACAGATGACAAGATAATCACAGCACCCATCTACATAGAAGATACAGGAGGAATTAGTATCTCACAACTCAGAGCTAAGGCTACTATTCTAAAGCAGAAGTATGGTATTAAGGTTATATTCCTAGACTATCTACAGCTTATGAGTGGACAAGGCAAAGCAAACCAAAACAGAGAGCAAGAGGTTAGTCTAATAAGCAGAAGCCTTAAAGCCTTAGCCAAAGAGTTGGAAGTACCTATTATTGCTTTATCGCAGTTATCTAGGAAGGTAGAAGAGAGGGCTGACAAGCTACCAATGTTATCCGATCTAAGAGAATCAGGTAGTATTGAGCAAGACGCTGACATTGTGATAATGCTTATGCGACCATCTTACTACGAAATGAAAGAGCCTGTAGAGATTGGTGGCAAAGAATATAACCCTGAAGACCTAGTTATTGTTAAGGTAGAAAAGAATAGACATGGTAAGACTGGTAACATACCTATAAGGTTTATTGGAGAAACAACCACATTTGAAGACTATAAACTATAACACATGAAATTACTAGAACAAAAATCCCTTGAAGTAGAATACAAAGAGGGAGAAGACCTTAACATTGAGAACATGAAACAGCGTATTATTACAAGAGCATGGTATGATACTGCTAGATTTCATGACCTTAACGATATAGCAGTTGGTATTGGTATAGGTACAAAAACCCTTTACTTTTATGCCAAAAAACTAAAACTACCTAGAAGAAGTGGACTTAAATAGGAACTATAAGAATACTCGTAAGTTCGACATAGAACAAGCTAAGGCTAAAGATGGCACTTACCAGGCATTGTTATTGTTTGCTAGAGATACAAAGGTTATAGTTATTCAACAGCCAAAAGCATTGAAACAAAAATTCATGTGGCTAGAATATGAGAATAATGGTAAACCTAGTGGAATAGCTGACCTAAGAGTAGAGTTCTTTGCTATCAACTTTGACCTTAAAGATAGAATCTACTTTATACGAGCTGAGATGCTTAGAATAAAGGCAAGAAGACACTTTAAATGGGGTAAAACTAAGATAGTTGAAGGCATTAGATATGTAAAAGTTCCTACTGTGGAGATGATACGTTTCGATTAATTAGCTTAATTTCGTTTATATGACATACAAGACAGCAAGTGACTTGACCAAGATGATGCTAGAATATTTAGATAATTTAGGTTATGAAGTATGGAGAAACAATAACCTAGCAGTAAAGGGAAGGTCTTTTATTGGTAAGAAAGGTTTGCCTGACATCATAGGTTATCATAAGAACTATGGTCAGTTTATTGCTTGTGAGATTAAAGCTATAGGTGATAGACTAAGCGTATCACAGATGAGTTTCTTAACTCATTTAGGTATGTGCGGTGGGACATCAATAGTATGTCAACAAGTATCAGACGGAACAATTAATTTAACAATATTTTTAGACAATGGCGAAAGCAAAATCAGCATCTGGGACGAGTACAAAGGTGAGTTTCGGAACGAAGAAGACAGGTAGAGCAAAGAAATCTTATAACAAACATAGTCCAAGACCTAAAAAATATATAGGTCAAGGACGTTAAAACAACAATTATGGAAAATCTAGATTTAGAAAACAAGGCAGAAAAAGTATCTAAGACAACTACAAAAGAAGTCAAGGTTACTGTAGTTCCTAAAGAAAGCACATTTGTAACTGCTGAAACTATTAAGTTAGTAGAAGACATCTTAAACGATGGTACAGTAGACATCAAATGGAGAGCACAACTTAAGGAGCAAGTAAGAAAATACAAAGGGCATGGAGAATAACTATGAGTACGATTCAGTTGTTGAGAATGTAATTAATCGTTTAAAAGATAGAGCAAGGATTGGCTTTGAGAAGTACGGAACTGACCTTGATAGAAACGACCTATTAACAGAACAATGGATTGAACACGCTATAGAAGAGGCATTAGACTTTAGTCTATACCTTACTAAGCTAAAAGAGCAACTAAAAAAGAGTTTATAAACCAAAACAAAAATAACATGGCAACGCAAAAAGAGAATTTCTTAGGAAGATGTTTCACACTTAGATCAGCTTACGGATCATTCAGAAAAGTATCATTTGGTCCTGAGGACTTAAAGAAACTAAACGAGTTCGCAGCATCTAACAAAGGATGGTGTTCTATCCTTATCAAAGACAAAAAGAACGCAGGACCTGAACAAAGTGATTTCTATTGTGAAATGGACACTTTTAAAGCAGGTGATTATAAACCAACGGACAAAAAACTTCCATTTTAATTATGAATCCTAAAATTTACAAAGAAATAATAATCAACCTATCACTTTTATTAGTAGGTTTGTATCTACCATTTGCATTTATCATTAATAAGTACAATCCTACAGGTTGGGAATGGTATGAAAGACTCTCATACGTTATTGCAGTTGTAGCTACCATAGGTTATGCTTCATCAGCATATAACAAAAAATAGTATGTTTTGTTTGTAGTTTAATAGCAAGTTTAGCCCTCCATATTCTTATGGGGGGTTTTATGTATTAATGTGACTTATATGAGATAAATATGTACCAAAAAATGCGTTTTTTGACATTTTATCGTACGAATAAATGTAAATAGTAGTAGTTTTACTACCATTTGTGATTGATAAATAAACTTTATATGATTGATAAAAAACCCCCAGATTTTACCTGAGGGTTAACCAAAACTACACACAATCACACACCACACATGAGAGCTATTTTAATTATGACTATTTCTAGTGTCATAAAACTTAGTCAATACTGAACCATAAAGTATGGCTTGATACCTCGTAATAAAACTATCTACTGATTCGTTTACATAGAAGTAATCTTCATTCGCCATATATACAAAACACCTATCTCTATCTTCTTCATCAGCCGTTACACTCGCCACCTGATAGATGTTGATATAAGCATCTGATTCCTCAGAATTATCCTGGAACTCGTAGCTTTCATCTTCCTCTTCGGTCAGTTGTATGATGTGCATTAACATTTGCGATACTATTTTTTAATACTGTAAGTCTTAATTCCCTAACAATCAATTCTAGCTTTGCCTCTAAATGAGTTTTCTCTTTCATTAATTGGTTAATCTTAACGTCTACTTCTCTGTTCATACAAATTTACGATTTAATTCTAATGGAAATAAAAAGTGCATACCGCATTGAATACCAATGTAATACACACTTTCTTTATATTTACTAAACTATAGTTACTTCTTAGGTAACCTGATAATCTTACTGCCTAGTGGCATTGGAACAAATATAGCAACTCTTCCGCCATCTAGAACAACTCCACAGCCTAATGTTGGTCTTTTGGGGAAAGGTCTTGAATACTCCATAGCATAGGCATCAATATCTATACCACAGCCTACATTCATGCCAAATATCATGTCCTTGTCAGATGAACTATAAAGAACACCTCCAAAGCTATGTATATGACCTATTACTGTTGATTGACGAGCATCTCTTGCTCTATTGATTGCACCTGCTTGTCCTGATGACCCTGTACCATGAGTGTATAGAACACTATCTATTTCCCATTCTAAAGCCCATTTCCAGCCTCTAGGAGCATCCCATGCTTGTTCATAGGATTTAATAAATCTCTCTGGTAAACCGCTTGTTTGAGCCTTTCTTTTATGAAGGGCTGAGTGGTTACCAATACATACTTTTACGTTAGGGAATTGTTTGTACCATTTGTACATAGCAGCTTGTGCTAAGTCTGCTTCTCTACCTGCTCCATGTCCGTCAGGTTTAGATTCGTGATAACTGATGGCATGATTGTCAACTTCATCTCCAATATGTACAACCTCAGAACATTGAAACTTATTCGCTACTTCATAGCAAAA